CGGGAATACACAACCTTTGGAGCCATCAACCACTGTCCGGGCAGAAAAGAAGGGGACAGGCGGGGGCGGCCCGCGATCAGAGAGTCGTCACCACCATAAGCCTGGGGAGTGTAACGTATGCCGACATAGGAAGCGTTCGTGAGCGCAAGATCCGCCAAAGTGTTGAGGAGGAACGTGAACCGGTTGCCAGAGTGCTGCATCAGACCGAGATTGCCACCGAAAAAGCGAGTGCTGGTGGCCTCGCACAGGAAAGTCTCGATGTAATCCTCCGGGAAACCCATATGCCGGAAGACGCGGGCATAAAAGGAGAAGAAAGCACCGTCAATGCTGGAGTCCCAAGCAGTGTAATCAGTCTCAACGAACTCGGAGCAACCCGTGAGATGCGAACGACACCAGGCGGCCAGGTCAGACGTGGAACGACGCAGATGCAGGTAAACATGATCGGGGCACTCAGCCAAAATGACCTTCTCCAGGCAGAGGGCGTACACAGCATCACGAAACGTCTTGGTGGCGGGGAAGGCTGTGACAATCTGGCCAGGCTTCGCCGAACCACCCCACTTCTCGGACTTGCGTATGACTTGACTCTTCAAGAAGGTGCGGGTAAAGGTCAAGTCCTGGTCGACAACCTCCGCAGCCAGGGAACGTTGGATGTCGCGTAGAGTCCGCTTCTGACACCAAGAATCCAGCACTTCCTCAGTGCATAAGTCAAGCAGGCTGGAAAAATCACGCTGCTTGCGGAAGGCTGGGAACTGGGCCGTGAAGCCAGACCAAAGCTGACGAGAACGGGAACTAGAACGGCCAGTGGACAAACGGGCGAGATTGTCCAGGGGGGGAGCAGTGCGCATGCGCTTCTGGTAAGCGGCGCGCTCAGTGGCAGCATCGAACCGGGTGTGGTGTAAGGCAGCCGGGTGTTTGTGCTCAGGGCACTGGAAGGAGCCCATCTTGCCAGTGCGCAACTCGCGGGACAGGCCGTCAGCGAAATCGGGCTGGGTGAACTGGGATGCGGGGTCGAAGGGCACAGAGGGAGCAGGCACCTCACGGTCCACAGAGGGCGATGCGGCAAGGCGATGGACACGGTTGGCGATGGGGTAGAAAAAGGAAAGTTGATGCAGGGCGTCCTGCGTG